TCTCAAGCTCGTGTCCGTTCTTCCTCAGGAAATTATCGGCTCGAAGGAACTTTGGACATATAACACAAAGGACCGAAAGCTTACGGTCTTTTATGCTACTGGTCCGAATGGACTCGGTGTCAAGGGTTCTACTCTGACTGATTTTGATACTGAAAAGTCCGAAGCCAAGCGCCTTCGCAAACCTGAAACAACTCTGTCTGAACTACTTAAGGCAGGTCGAGTTGCCATTCGGAAGATCATGCCTTCACTTACTACCACTGCTGTGAAGCCTACAGGAAGGATAAATAATATGACAATCCTACTGAAGGCGATTAAATGACAAATGTAGTTAAGTTTCCAAAGCAAAAGAAAAACAGCCCACCTCAGTCAATGGAAGAACTACTGGAAGGTGTGGAAGAAACTCGTAAGGAACATGTTGAATTTCTTCTCGATGAGATTCTATCCAATTCATTCAGAATCTTGTATGAAGAAGGATTTGATTTAGGTAAAGATGCATGTGTCAATTCAACTGCATTTATGATTGAAGCATTTAAAGCCGCAATTTATAGATCAGTCGGTATTGAACACACACTTCAGGAAATAGCAGATCAGGTTATGCTTGTAACTGAAGATGAAACTTTGGTTGACAATATTTCAGATACCGAATAAATATACATTATGTTTAAAGATAGGATGTTTTTGTGCTCATAGTAGATCTAAACCAAGTGATGATTTCTAATCTTATGATGTCTCTTGGTAACCATGCCGATACTACAAACATTGAAGAAGACCTTCTTCGCCATTTTATTCTCAACTCACTTCGTAGTTATAACGCCAAATTCCGTGCTGAATATGGTGAAATGATTATTGCGTGCGATGACAAGAACTATTGGCGCAAGCAGATTTATCCTTATTACAAGGCCAATCGTAAAAAGACTCGTGATGCATCCACTCTAGATTGGAATGCAATTTTCACAGTACTCAACAAGATCCGCGATGAACTCAAGGAATCATTCCCATATCGAGTTATTCAGATTGATAGTGCTGAGGCCGATGATATTATCGGAACTCTGTGTATGAAGTTTGGTAACGATATGCCTATTGGTGGTTATGGTGATCCTATTCTAATCATTTCTGGTGACAAGGACTTCCGTCAGCTTCAGTGCTATAGCAATGTAAAGCAGTACGATCCTGTCCGCAAGCGTTGGTTGGTTGAAAAGGACCCTGCGGCATATCTCAAGGAACATATTATCCGCGGTGATGGTGGTGATGGTGTACCAAACTTCCTCAGTAAGGATGATTGCTTTGTTGTTCCTGAAGGTCGACAAAAGCCAATCTCTCAGAAGAAGTTGGATGTATGGCTTAAGCAAGAACCAGAAG